AGTCTGGTTTCGCAGCCACTCCGGGTAACTGAGAGACTCAGGAACCTGTCCCGTCATGCTGGCTCTGGTGCTCTGGGAGAGACCTTTCTGCTCAATCCCCAGTTCCTTCAAGGACTTGAGTACTGGCACCGTCGTGCAGCGGCACTGGTGGTGAGCCGGAGGACGCTGACCCTCACCCGGATCGTAAACCTGAGTGTCTAAAAGACCACACTCTGGGCATGTCCTTGTATCGAGGGTAGAAACCCACATGACGCTCTTGATCAATTCTTCATTCTCTTTGTAGAGAAGGTCTCGTGCGGTGTTACTGGTGTGGATGAAAGCTGTGCGCGCCACTGACCGCGCCGCTCGTCTCTGCTTGCCGTAGACCCCGCCCTGCCCTTGCTGCCGCGCCAACCCTGTCAAACGACGCTCGATCTGGGTCGCAGAATCACCCTGGGCGAGACCAATTACCATCTGATCTCGGATGTCCGTCAGCAAAGACTCTTCTAGTGTCTTGGCCCAAGTCCGCAGAAGCCTACCCTCGAACGGATCACTCGTGACCACTGCCCTTACCTGGTGCATCGCAGGGGATTTCACATCCCAGTCGATCTTCACAGAAGAAAGTGTCTTCTTGAGATTGTTCTTTGCCCACTTCACTTCAGACTCGGCCACAGGGACTAGGTCTTCTTTCATGGTTGAATAAAGATCGCGGTACCGAGGATTCAGAAACTTCCTCATTTCTTTGAGTAGCTCCGCGATTTCTCTGTGGCCTGCTCTTGTTGCCACCTGCCTTGCTAAATGTTCCACAGCTAAAGCATGAGCTGGCCCCAAGATTTCTTGATTCAACTGCTCTAAGACAACTCTGACATGGGCGTTTTCCACACGGTCCATGCGGAGCGCACGAAGAATCGCTGCGTCAAGAATTTTCTCAGTAGCGGTCTTCATCCCCTAAACGATCCCAGGACCGTTCGTTCCATCGGGAGCCTCCAGCGGGGCACTAGGGACAGGCAGCAAAGTCAGATCATTCTGACGCTCTTCTTTAAGCCGATCCACCTCTTCTTTAACATCGAAACTATCGTCGAAGTATCCTCGTGTCTTCAGAGCTTCAAGCAAAGACTCCGAAGTCAATCCACGCTCTTTCCACAAGGTAATCAACTGAACAACGTCGCCTTCCTGAAGCATGGAGAACTGGTCATTGATGTCTACCTTGCTTTCGTAAGATTCGTTAAGCCAGTCTGCCGTTATAACTAGAGCGCGATCTAAAACATCCTCCAGAACGCGGACCCAAGACTTCATGTCACTCGACTCTTCCGCGAACTCCAGAGCCTTTTCGGTAGCCGTTCTGGTCCCAGGCTGAGAACGCATCAAAGGCTCAAGACCAAGCAACTGCATCTGTTCTTCGATGTGCTCGATGTCTTTCTGACCAGCGTCAATACCTTTCCCGCTGTGCTCAACGTACTTCATGTCGGCTTTATCAGAAGTCGTAGAGTGCATCCGGCTAGGACCGATCGCTACTCTCTTTTTAATCTCGTCTTCTTTGAACCCTTTACGAAACAAGATCGCGCTACGGACAAAATGAAGGATGTTCCTCTGGTCACTGGAAGACTGGAAATGCTCCAAGTTCTTTTCAGCCAAAGCCTGGAGAGCTGGCTCCCCAACTAGAAATCCTTTTCGGTTGGTGTAGAAAGGCTCAAATGGGATGTAATCCAAAGTAATGTTGCCGCCGTCAGTGACTACGTATTCATCTTGCTCTTCCTCGCGAGACCATATCTCCCAGGACACATTGTCAGCGTCATCCCGTTCGTAGACCTTGATCTGATGCACCACCATCTCACCAAAGAGACCAACGTCCACCATCGTCTTCGTGTAGATACGCAACTGCGTCAACACAGTCTGACTACCTCGACGAGCCCAAACGGAACCCCAGAATCCGATTGAAGTCGATCACCTCCCACACAGGACGAGCTCCCAGAGTGTCCCGCATCGTCTCCGCGCCGTCTGTGTCCGTGAACTCGACTAGAACGCCAGAAATTCCNTGATGAATTCCGTTCTCGAATAGCTCTTTCGCAAACTCCGTTAAAAGCACGCCCAGATCCATCAACGTCTTGCACGAAAGTCTCGATCGAGTCAGGGGAACCCTCTGCAATCTTGACTCTTTCGTTAAAAGGACGCGCGGCCAAACGCGAAACTGCTTTGTCGTAAGCCTGGAACAAGAAACTTCTTGAGACGCGGTCGCGCCAGCTAGAATCCAGCTCGGCAGTCTCTCTGGGAATATATGTAGAGGCTTTCTCCCTCATCCGGTCTGTTCCCATACGAAGATCGTCTACGACAACAAAACGACTACGCATATCTCCCATAGTCGCATTCGGCGTGTCCACCGACCAACTCCGGGGATCGTTGCTGCTGGAAACAGAAGACCACGGAGCCTCAGATACGTCATGAGCTTCAGATTTTCTAGCCATTGCTTAAATCCCCTGCTCTGCCGAGTGAGGCCGAGCTGCATTGATCCGGTATCTCGCCGCATCGTATAGGTGATCTTCTTGCGTCGTATCTACGTCTTCGATGTTCTTCTCATCGCGCGTCAAAGTAGGGACTTGCTCAATCATGTGAGGGCACCCATATCCGGGGAATCTGTCATGTGGGCGCATGATGAACCAACCAGGGTTCTCCATCGGAGTTTGTGAAGAAGAAAGCAGAAGGTTCCGCATTGCTTGGAATCCATTGATGCGAGAACCAGCTTGCTTGTTAGCTCTTTCCCACCTTACTCCTACAGATGCCATGTCTTCAGCGATTGAGTGATCATTGATAATGTCAAAGATGGCGGAATCAGCCGGTCCCGGCTCTACGAAATCTTCCCAGTACTCTTCTCGATCTCGCACCCCTCGAGCAATGTCAATGTTGGTCATACGAAGACCTTCGCTTCTTTCGTTCGCGCCGTACCACTCCGCAAAAGTAAAAATCGTTCCCTTGGGGTAGCAGCGGACAAACTCCTGTGGAGTAGAACGCTCGCAAGGATACCCGTTCCGCATGTCGAACTCCGAGCCATCCGATTCAGCGTGCCATAGGACAGCAAACGGACTCGAAGAACCCCAGTCAAAGCTTCTGTTAACGGTCCAAGACTCAGGGAAGTAGAAGGGGTCAATCACATGCACGCGCGGATCCCATAGATCGTCAAATGCTCCACCCGCTACAACGTCCCAGTCTCCGTACCGCCACGCCCTGTGAAAAGCAGGGTTGGTCTGCTCCATCGCATCTAGACGGAGAATGTATTCCGGGTCCGCTTCCATGAGCGATTGATTTTCTTCAATCGTGCTGAAGATGTGACACCGTGTGGTGTGGTCTGAATCGAAGATCCGGCAAGAGGGCTGTTCGCCAATGCGGAAGTGACGCTTAACAGAATTGTGACCAGGGCCAGAAGGATTCGCCGTAGCCCGAATCTTTCTCGGTATATCCGGGTTACTGGAACGACAGCACGTCAGCATTTTGTCGTAGATGTTCAAATTCGACCAATTGCAAAGTTCGTCGTACCCCTGCCAGGGAATCTGCTTCCCGTGCCAGTTCTCGTAATCCGTCTCCCGTGCGAGGTAGCTGAACATCAAGACCTCGCCATCAGGGAATGTCCACTTGTACTCCGTGCCGTTGTAACGCGCGCCGGGAAAGATTCGCGGGATCCACGAATGGGAGCGCATGATGATGTCGCCAAGTTGAGGGAAGCTCTTTCGGAAGATCACCCCCACCCAATCCTGGCCGTAACCTTGACCGACGTGCTGCAAGAAATCCATGATGAGGCAGTCGGACTTCCCTCCGCCTCGCGTGCCGTGCAAAAGCAGTTCACGGGACGGGCAAGAAAGAAAGGCTTGCTGGCTACCAGGGTACGGTTGCCAGATGACTTCCATGTCTGTGGCGGGGGCCGCACTCATTCGTCGTAAATAACCCGCCCACCCAACTTCCGCTGACGTACTTGATGGCGGTGCGCGCGGATCTTCTCGCTGTAAGATGCCTCGGCAATCTGGTCACACTCCCAGTCCTGCCAAGTCTTCTTCACGTTCCCGTACTTCGTCGTCGAGAGCTTTCGGTTCTTCTTCGCTCCCCGCATGGGTCCAGGCTCCTTGCACTTGCAAGGATTCATACGCACGCGGATCTTGCTACCCGAATCGGAGCAGGGGCATTCGTCAAGCAAATTGCCACAAGTGCAGGATTCGACCTTGTGAATCCCGCAAGGGCCGGTCGAAGAGCTTCTCTTAGCCATTTGGGCTTTCTCCAGAAATGCGGTAACGATATGGGAGAAGCTCTAACAAGAGCTTTGTTTATTCTATGGTTTAGTAGCACCTAAAGCTGTCGGAGTGCAAGAAATGCCGAAAAATCAGACTCCGGTAGACGATTCCGTCCCGTTGGATGAATTAACAGAAGCGCAGCGGGAAGCCACTCTTCGTGCTGCGCGTTCCGCTCTTGCTGTGCTCGACGAGCCTGACCCAGGCGACCCGCATGATTTCGATTACAAGCAGCGGCTCTTCGGAGCCGAAGGTCGCTACGAAGGCGAACTCCCCGCACAGATCCCGCGTGCGGCTGTGACTTCTTGGCTATCAGCCCTTGCTCGAACTGGTTCTTATACCGCAGCGGCTGCTCATACGATGTATTCCGCGTCGAAATGGCAGTCCATCCGAAGGATCGACCAAGAGCGCAACGACGGCGAAGGAGGTGATTTTACTGCAGTGGCGGCAAATGCACTTGAAGTGCATGCCGAAGCGCTTTACGAAGCGGCGCACTCTATCGCCTTTCATGGATCCCATGAAGTTGTCTTCCATGGTGGCGTTGCCGTGGGGATGAAGCGGTCTCGCAATGCAAGGCTCATTGAGCTCATCCTCAAGAAGAAGCACCCTGATTTCCGCGAAGAAAAACTGTCTGAAGTCGCAAAGGCTGGGGGTGTGCTTGTTGTTACAGGCACAATGTCACGCGATGACTGGGACAATCAGCATGGCGATAAAGAATGACATGGGATTTCGTAGGCCAAACCATTCTTGTTATCGGACTGGGATGGTGCTTTTGGGTAACGACCGTCCTTGTGTTCATTAGCCAGAAGCTACGTAGAATGCTTTGGATGCTGGAGAACCCCGAAGAGTCTGGTCTCGGCACTGAAGGCATCCGAGAAGTGATTCAGGATCACGCTCGAGCGACTAGAGAACTAAGCCACTACACCAGGTGGTCAATCAAAGTACAGACAGGCCAAGACCCCCCGCCCTTTATGGAACCACCAGAAGGACGGTAATGTGTCAATTTCAGCGGAATTGGATAAGGCAAAAATAGACGCCGGGACTACGCGATCAGTTCGCAAGGTCGATCGATGGCTAGAAGAAAACCCAGACAAACTGAAAGAGCTAGAGGAAGCTGGGAAATGGTTCTCTGAGAATCGCGATAGCGATTTCGGATGGATTCGTTTCACTTCTGTTCTTACAGAAAAGTGGGAAGACTTCCCCACGGGTTACCAGTCCGTGTCGGGTTGGTTTCAGTCCAACTACCCGGAGCTGTTTTAATGGGAACTATAAAAGACGATCTTGAGGGTAAAAAAGAAGAAAGAGACCGTGTACGGGGTCTCGCTGGAATCGCTAAGCAGAGACGAACCGAGGGTGAGCTCCGCAGGCTCGTCCGGTCTCTTGCGACGGAGGTGGATGAACTCCGGCGCGACTTGGAGATCTCTCTAGGGACCGAGGGCTACAAACCCATCAAGATCAAGCTTCCCAAAAACAAGAAGTCAGGGACTCGTAGTGTCACCCCTCTTGCAATCTGGTCCGATTGGCACATCGAAGAGATCGTGGACCCCGTCAGCACCAACGGGCGTAACATCTACAATCCCGAAATCGCCAGGAAACGCTTCGAGAACCTGATTGAGCACACCGCTTGGCTCATTCAAAGAGAAGCAAAGACGCACCGCATCGACGAAATCATTGTCGGTTTATTAGGTGACTTCATGAGTGGGCATATTCATGAAGACTTAATTGAGGTCACTGCGACTGCCCCCCTCGAGACCGCATTCATCATCCATCAGTGGCTCATCGACGGGCTTCTGTACGTAGCGGACCAGACCAAGATTCAGAAGATCTTTGTGCCTACGAGCTGGGGTAATCACGGCAGGATCACCTCCGGTCGCCCCCGCATCGCTACTGCAGCGCACCACAACATCGAGCAGTTGATCTTTCGTAGCATCGCGCGTGACCTTAAAGATGACAAACGCTTTGTCTTCGACACCTCCCCCACTGCGTTCAAGTACATCTCCCTTGGGGACAACTACACCATCCGCTTCAATCACGGAGATACCTTCAAGTTCCGCGGAGGCACTGCCGGGTTGACTGCACCGTTCCACAACGCACTACGCGGCTGGGAGCAGGAAACCCACGCGGATCTAACCTGCGTCGGGCACTGGCATCAGCGCCTCGACCTGAAGATGGGACTGTTCAACGGCTCGCTCATCGGAGCCTCCGAGTACAGCCGACGCTTCGGGTTCGAGGTTCCAAGCCAAACGCTCGCGTTCATCGACAGGGACAGAGGCTTGAAAGCAGGGGTCTACCCGATTTTCGTGGAGTAGGCATGAAGACCAAGAAAGAACGGCTCGGCCTGGTCTGGGACTGGCTCTGCAGCGAGTTCCCCGTTCGCCGAAAGTGTTCGCTGCACATCCTGCGAGGCACCGATGACCTGCAGGGGTGGGTCGTTGAAGAAGACGGGGAGGTAGACATCTTCATCGACTCCCGGCTCCGCTACTACACTATGGTTGAAACCCTCCTGCACGAGTTCGCACACGTCAAATCCAGGCGTGTGTCACACTGCATGCGCTTCCGTGAATGGGAGCACAAGATCGAAGAAAGGTATTGGAAATGGCGCAAGAAATGAGGGTCAATTACACCTATTACGCTTGGGTCATCCGTGTCGTCGATGGCGATACGTTCGACCTCGACCTTGAGCTCGGTCTGCGAATGAACACCGAAAACCGCTTCCGCCTGCGGGGGGTCAACTGCCCCGAACTCAGGGGACCAGAGCGTGACCTGGGACGCGCCTGCAAGCAAGAAGTCGAGCGCATCTTCGCTGAAGTCGGTGAGCCGCTCGTGGTCCGAACCTACAAAGCAGACTCCTTCGGTCGCTGGCTCTGCGACATCCAAATCGGCGACACCTCCCTTGCAAGGCACCTGATCCGCGAAGGCTGGGCCATCCCCTGGTATGGCGTTGGCTCGCGCCCACAGTTCAATCTCGAGTCAGCATATCCACTCCATGCGTGACCGGCGGTTCGTTATCAAAATCCCGATCCTCAAGATCTGGCGCTGGTGGAAAAAACGACAACGGAGTAAGAGTTCTTAGTCTATTTGTTACTTTGGGGGCTGTTTTTGTCTCTTAGTACCTGTGGGTTGTTGAACTGTGTCTGTCGTAGATACGTGGAGGACACCGCCACATTCACAATGTTTTTGTGGTGTCGGGGGGGTGGTAAGGCAATATCCGTGCCAACGCGATTCGAGCCACTGCAACCGGCATGCCAAAGTGCAGAAACCAAAAATTTTGTGGCGTAAACAATCGCGCTGTTAAAACAACATCGGCGACGTTAAAACAACATCCGCAAAGCTAGATAAAATTATGATCAACACTGACAATGCTAATGTTGCCGACCCGCTTGCGGCCACGAGCTCGCGGCCACCGATTAAAATTACAATCTCGATGTTAAATTAACTCGAGGTTTGTGTTGTTAATTTAGCAGCGCGCGACAGAATTCTAGCATCTCGCCCGATAGAGCTCAGCGACACCCAATCCAGGCCTCGAGAGCGTAACTCCGCGAAATTGCAGGGGAAATCGGATCGCGCGGTACAACGCGGCACACTGCCGAGCCTCGGCCTGGCGCGTAAGTACCTGATTTCAAAAACGAATTCGGCACTCCAACACGCGCGTTGGAGTGTTCCATACGCGCGTGGGAATGTTCGTGATATTAAATATTTAATCAACAGCCCGAAACAGCATGGAACACGGTACAGCAAACCTATAGCAGGGATCCCCGAATTCCTATTGAAAAACAGCCACTTACGCCCCTACGCGCGTATAGAAACTAACAAACCCTGGCGTAAGTGCCCGAAATCAAAGGGCTTTTAGACTAAATTAGATTCTACTATTGCGGGCTAATACATAGCGGGGTAGAAACACGAGCGGGGGCAATTTTGCCCCCCCGCTTTGGAGTCTAGACATATGTTGCTTCGCTTTGCTTCCGCTTTGCCTGCTATCGATCGCTCTTTTGCTTTGGTCGCTTCCGCTTTGGGCGCGCTTATGTTGGGCGCTTCCGCTTTGGGTGCTCTCGCGCTTTGCGCGCTCGCGCACCCCGTACTAGGAGCAATCGTCCTCGCTTCCTATACGTGGTTCGCTTTGCGTTGGATAGCGGAAGCGGCGCAAGCGCGAGCGCGAGCAAGTGCGATCGATCGAGAGTGGGAAGCGCGAGCCCTCATTCGCTCGCTTTCCGCGCTTTCCGCTCGTGAGATCCTATGAGCGCGCTCGCTTTGCTTTGCTCTTCCTTTCTCGCTTCCGCTTTGCTCGTGATTCTCACTCACTCACTATTTGAAAGGTAAAACTATGTCTCCTCGTAATACGATCTCGCTCCGCTTTGCTACTTCCTGCGCAGACCCCGATTGCGGCGCTTTGCTTCCCGCGGGAAGCGAAGCGCGCTACTACGGCAGGAATCGCGCTTACGGTTTGCACTGTCATCCGCAAACCGGACGCACTAAGCGCCGCTCCGCTTCGTTTCACGCACTCGCCACGCGCGCAATGGATAGCGTGGGGGAGGATATATTCGCCGCACTAGATGGCATGTTTACGAGCATGAGTGACGACGGACTGTGCCTCCGGTGCCACGAGTGGCAAAGCGGCGTGGGGAGTGACGATGAAACCCCGGTAGAGTGCGAAAGTGGCGAGTGTGGCCGCTACGTCCTACCCCCGCTCGCTATCGTCACTCTCGCGGGGGGGCGGCGATAATGGGAACGAACAAAGTAGCCACTCTCACGAAGCAAACCACGAACCGAAAGCTGACGAAAGATCCCAAAGCGCGCCCGATCGCAGTAACACGAGCGGCGCAAGACTCTTGCCCCCGCTCGTGTATTCATTACGGGGCTGGCTGCTATGCAGAATCGGGGCATAGCGGCATCCATACCGCTCGCTTGAACGCTGCAGCGGAAGCGGCGCAAGCGCNNCCGCTCGCGATTGCGCGAGCGGAAGCGCGAGCGATAGCGAGCGAGTGGCCGCGTGACGGTAGGCCGCTCCGCTTGCACGAAGTGGGGGACGCGCGGACGCGCGCAAGCGCGCAAGCGCTCGCGCGTGCCGTAGCGAAAGCGCAAGCGGGGGGAGCGGGGGAAGCTTTCACCTATACCCACGCNTGGCGNGTGGTCCCCCGCTCCGCTTGGGGNAGCGTNTCGGTGCTCGCGAGTGTCGAAACATGGGAGCAAGCGGCGCAATCGCTCGCGAGAGAGTATGCCCCCGCTATCGTGCTCGATAGCTTCGCCGCTATCGAAGCGGAGCGCGATCGTTGGAAAGCGCTCGCGCTTGTGCCGATCGCATGCCCGGAGCAAGCGGAGCAATCGCCCGATTGCGTCTCCTGCGCGCTTTGCATGCGAGCGGATACGCTCGCGCGCTTGCGCCGCGTTATTTGCTTTGCGGCACATGGGAGCGGAGCGCGCAAAGTAGCGGAGCGCATGCGAGCGGAGCGCGAGCGCGAGCGGTAGCAGCCCCCCCGCTACCAGGGAAGCAAGCGCCCCCCCGCATACGTATGCGGGGGGGCGCTT